AAGAAGATTGCTTTTTAATAGTTATGTTAGTTGGTGTTATAGCTGCGTCTGTACCATCCGCTGATATGGTCCACTCACCTCCAGTTGTGCCAACAATTAAAGTTCTTACTGCTTTTAAATAACGAACAGCGTTTACTTGGTTTGAGGCAATGGTATAAACCATAGCATCGTCTGCTGCTGTTCCAGTAGTCATATTTTCATAATCACCAGATTTAGAAAAAAATATTGTTTGTGGCTCATCACTTGTTCCAGCAAAAACTAATCTTTGTTCAAAGAAAGAAACACAAGCTGGATGTCCTGAGGTATCTGAAAAGGCTCCTAGTTTCCAAGCTGTAACAGCTGATGTATTATCAAAGTCGTCTCTAATATCTATTTTTACAACTGTTGCACTTGTAAATGATCTAATTTTTGCGTAACCATTTGAGAAATTTATTAATCTACCAACATCTGTTGAGACAAAAGTTGAAGATGAGGCAGTTAAAGTTTTATCATCACCAGTTGTTGCTCCTGGTGTCATTGTAGTTGTTGTAGTATTTTGTGAAAAATAAGGACCGTCTGTAAATTCTATATCTGTTAAGCTCCATGAAGTATGACCTGATCTTGTAAGTTTTGCCACCTCATGAGAATTATGAGTTATATACATGGTGTCCGCAGACTGAGCAAATTTTAATTGAGGTAGTTGAGCTGTAGTATAGCTTGTAGTAATTTGATAAATTCTATTAGCAGTACCAGCTGATGAATAAGCAGTAAAGCCAGATGAATTTATATCATTACCATCTACATCTTGTAACTCAAAAGTGTTAGTCGTTTTATTGGCAACTTTAAAAGTTTTACCATTAACCTCAGTCATGCCTACAACTGAAGTTATAATTACAAAATCACCATCAGAATAATCGTGAGAATTAGAAGTAACTACAGCTGGATTAGCTTGAGTAATACCAGTTATAGTTTTGTTGCTTTCTGTTATTTGTCCTTTGTCTTTAAAAAATCTTATATATTGATTACCAAACTCCATCATATAAGTTTGAGTTGTAGAAAATTCAAAAGGTATTAATCTTGTTTTTGCAGATGATGTTTTTACTTCTGCTATAAATTGTGTGCCTACTCTTCTAGTTGCTGCACCTTGAGGATGTACCAACATATTTTCCAAAGTTTTACACCCAGTAGAATATTTTTCAAAATCAGTTCGACCATCAAGTTTAGCTGAAAACTCTCCTGATACAAAACTACTTAATGCTAATGTTGTTCTTGGCATATTTTTTTTCCCAAATTTCCTGTTGAGTTAAACCTATTTCGTCTTGTTTTACTTTTTGTCTATGGTCTATTTCGTTTGCATGAAATGCTTCTACTAAAGCATAACGGTATATTTTTTCTGTTCCATCGTTCCATTGAAAATGTAATAAATATTTTTTTTCTTTATAAGTTTCAATTAATCCAGGATCAAAATCTCTTAACGTCATTACAGTCTAGCATTAGTAAATTCATTTGCCTCAACTGTATCTAAACTATTTTCTGTAGCATCAATAAATCTTGCTTCTCTTAATCTTTCATCAGCTCTTGACATATAGTTATTTGCTAATGTTGCATTGTTAGTAATCGCATAAGCTAAGTCTGCTGCCAATTGATGAGATACTGCTTCTCTTAAATAAGCATCATAATTATTAGGATCTGTATCTAAGGCAACATATACCAAGAAAACTGTTGTCTCGTTTGTTACAATATTTTTTCCTTCTATTTTATAATCTAAATTACTTTCAATACTATCAACTGTAGCATTATGTATTTTTAAAACTCTTAAACTATCACTAGGTAAAGCATAGGCGAAACTATACTCAACTACTGGAGCTGTTGAATTTTGAGCAAGTTGTACTCTTTTAATTAAACAATTCCAATTATGTGATCTGAACACTCTATTTCTTACTGGTTCATATCTTTGATTACATAATCTAGCATTTTTTGTATCTTCCGTTAATGCTGATATTGTTGATGCTCCAATTAGATTGAGAGCTGAATTACAAATATTTACTACACTAGCCATTACGTTATATTTACCTCTTTACATTGAAATTTAATTGCAAGCATTTCTGCTTCTATTCTTGGTCCATACACTTCTTTTAAAAGATTATGTGAATGTCTATAACCATCTAAGACACAATCTGTCCAGGTGTTGTATTGATTTGGAGCTATATGTTTCTCATCATAGCATACAAAGTCACCAGTCATAAAATTACATAAAGTTAAAATTAAAACATATTTCATTTTAGCATTTCCATCTTCTTCTTGCTTGTCTAATTCTTGAATTAGGATTGTTTCTAGTTTTTGCAGATGATCTTCTAAGTTGACCAGCTGATCTAGCACAATAAGATTTTCTTCTTTTAGCAGCTACTGATCCTCTTTTAACTTTACCAGTTACTGCGGTTTTTAATTTTGATCCAGGATTAGCTCTTCTATAAGCTTTAACCCCACGCCTCGTCATACCAGCTCCAGACTTTGTTGGTCTGTAATTTCTTTTATTTCTTGAAATTGCTCTTGCCATTATGATTGCATCTTAGGCGAGTTCCACTCTCGCTTTCCTCGCCTAAAATATTGTTGTCTAGTTTACAATGTAGTGAATGTTGAAAGACATAGTTCCAGCAGTTCCACCAGCAGCAGCCATAGTAGCTGACACGTAGTAGTAACCACCTGGATCTGTACTGTCTCCAGCTAATTCATACATTTTTTTACCAGCTGTATCTATGTTAGCAGCTTCAAATCTAACGTCTGCCATTGCGGCTTCATCTGACACCGCAGATGCAAAAACATCTTCATCTTTAACTGTTCCACTAGAAGTGTGAATTCCAACATTGAAAGTACATGATCCACCCAATGTGTCTGAGCCAACAAAAAGTTGAGGCACAGTCGCATTACTTGGTATTGGAGCAAGCATTACAATATCATCGTTATCACTATCACCAGCTGCAAGTTCAATTGTTCCTTGAGCTACACGTATAACACCATGTAGAAGTCCAGAACTATTTAGAACTTGAGGAGTAGCTTCAAAATTTGCTACTAAGTCAGAGTTTTTAGTACCCATAATTATATTCTCCTATGTGTTATTCGTTACAAGGTATTTGAACTACTTTTTCTTCTTCCATTCTAGTAGCACCAATATCCATACAGTAATATACTTGCGTACTGTAAGATTTGTCTGCTCTTTCAGAAATCTTAGCCGTTACATCTTTTCCAAGAGCTAATTTAATAGCATCTTCTGTAAATGCAAAAACTAATCTGTCATCAGTATTAGTAGCGTCAAAGTTCAACCTTGTTGACATTATAAAATTAAACCCAAGAAAACTGTCAACTTGTCCAGATGCTAAAGCTTTAACTGTATTAAAGTCAGAGCTAGTAACTTCTGTAGTTGCTAGTAAGTCTTGAATTTGTTTTGGACCACAAACTAGAAATCTTCTTAAAGAAGGATCTACATCGTTGTTGTCCAATATAAATTTAGCACTTCTCAATTTTGCAATTGTCAAACCGTCTGATTGGTTTGAAGTTGCAGTTTTTTGAGTGCTAGGTAG